CGAGAATATCTTGAGCTTTGGTAACTTTGTCCCAATCTTGATCTTGGTAAGCAGATTTGAGAACAGCGTTGGCTTGCGCTCTTTGCGCTTTCAACCTGTTTTCTGCTTCTGATTGGTAACTTTCAGCATATTGCGACGTATTCTTTTTTAAGGCTTCATTCTCTGCCTGTAAATTTTTGGCGTATTCGTATGCTGATTGAGCTGCGCGTTCTTGTTCGCGCATCTTTTTAGTTAAGTTAGAGATTCTTTTTTGAACATTTTTAGAGTAATCCTCTAATTCGTCTTGTTCCTGATCTGTTTTTGTTTCTTCTACAGAAACATCCTCAATAGGAGCTGCGACTTGTTCAGATTCAGAATCCTGCTCAACTTCGTCTAGTTCTACGACTTCGGTAGCTTCTTGTTCTTCCTCAGTCTGTATTGCTTCATTTTCTTGCATGATAATTCCTCATGTTAGACACTGACTATATCGTCAGGGTCTTCTATAGTTGCAATGACTTCGTCATCGTTAATAATACGACACTCTGCATCGTCGCCAAGTTTGAACCTAGCACCTGCATACCTGCCAATCAATACCCATTGTTTTTCTTGGCACCAAGGGGTATCGCCAAATTTGTTCCTATCTGCGTAACAAAGAGGACCCATTTTTACAACGTAAGCTACTACGGTGGCCAATGATTCTCTTTCTACAGTTTCTTTTGCTAAAACAATACCGCCTTTTGTTACTGCTTTGCCTTTGTATGGCAGTATCAGTAATCGCCAACCTGTCGGTTGCGGCATGCGTTCTAAATATGATTTTTCTAATAATGTTGGATCTAAAACACGGTCATCTGAATTGACGTATGCTTGATCTAATTCTGATTTATCACCCTCTGGTTGCTCTTGCTTTTGAGCCTCTACCTCTCTTGCGATATGATCAGGTACCAGTACCTCTTTCATCGTTTTGTATACTCCTTTCTAGCAACACCCTTAATTCTTGTTCTACGTCTTCGAGGGCATTGTAACGACCACGTAGATATGTATATTCTTGAAAATCTTTGGCTCCATTTAAAATTAAGTCTTCAAGCGATTCTTTTTTTTCTTTCAGAATCTTTTGAAGCTGTTCAGCCAGCCAAATTAAATCCATCAATAAACACCAGAAAATTTACCACCAAATTCGGCAGCACCCATTCCTCTTGCTTTGCCTTTACCCATACCTGGTTTTGGTGTGGTGCTGGCTTCAAAGGACTCGGCTTTTTTTGTTTGCAAAGTACCTTTGTTAGAGTAGGACTGTTTACCATCTAAAACTTTTGGTGTTTTCTGTTGACTTACTTCTGTTCTGTCTATCATATTTAAAGTTCCCTTAATCCAAGATCAATTAATTTTAATTCCTTTTGTTGGTCAAGTCTATCCCTGGTGGTATCGTCTTTCATTTCAGCTATATCACGTTGAGCATCAATTCTCTCTCTATCTATCTGATCTTGTCTAGCCTGATCTAACGCTCTTTGTTCCTCACGCTGCATAAACTGTTGTTGCTCTTGGTTTAGCTGCTGTCCTTTCAACGCCAGTTCTTGCTTTCTGATAGTTACTAATGGATCTTCTTCTTGAGGCGTACCTATCTGTTGAGAGAACTGAATTACAAGTTCTGACATGATTGGTGAACTGAACTGAGCTAGTATGTTTTGCGCTTGCGCTTGCAATTGCTGCGCTTCTACAGGTGAAACCTGTTGAGCCTGTTGTTGCAACTGTTGGAACTGTTGCATAGCTTCAGGCGGCATTTGTTGTTGCGCGATTATGTCTGCTTTCATCTGTAAGTGTTGCATACAATGGGAAATGATATTGGCTTGCACCTGCGCGTTTGTTTGAACAGGTTGTAGGCTTAATAAGCTTACGTGAGCTGCAATATGTGCATCGTGGTTTTGTTCTGGAAACGCTTGAGCCGTACCACCCATCATCAACGTACTATTTTCCATACCCGCCTCCATTGGTGGAGGTTGCGACGGAGGCGGTGGAAGAAGCAGTTGGTCGATGTTGTCCACTCCCAATGAAGCGTACATTCTTTTGTAAGCTTCGTAGACTCCACCTGGCCCATGTATTTGAGGATTAGATTGAACCAACTGCATCATTTCTTGGGCCATAACTATACGTTGACTGGTAGAAAAGATGTCTGGGTTGCTAACAGGATAAATGTCGATGCGCCCGTCAAAATCACTTTGCTTTACTTCATTGACACCACCCGATACTAAATAGGGATAGGTCGGGGGTAAGCTTTGAGCAAAGATGTCTGATAGCAACCCAAATTCTTTTTTCTGCGCGTTATGTAAACGCTTATGTATTGCACTTAAAACTTTGGTTGATTTTTCCATCAACGCTAAGGTAGTACCTACTGGTGCTTGTGAATTGCCTTCACCTACAGCTATTTCTGCTATAGAAGCAAATCGTTGTCCTGATTGAACCAATAATCCTAATAAAGACAGTAGAGTGCCGCTAGGTTCTTTGAACGGTAATGGTTGTATTGCATCACGTAAAGAGCCTGCTGGCGCATCCACGTCTCTGAACTCACCAGGTTGAATGGGTTCATCTTCATTACGTATACGGATGCCTCGAGTCTTGAAACCAGCAGGCAAGTTGGAAAGCGTACCAGCATCTATCAATTGTCTAAGTATAGATGTGGAAGCTTTAGACAACCCACCGATCATGTGAGTCAGTCCGAACCCGTAGAAACCCAACCCTGGCAAAAATTTGAAGTGAACAAAATATTCAATCTTGTTCTTCATCGGATCGTCAGCGTTAAAGTTTCTTCTGATAGATAGAATGTTTTCAGTCGTAGAATCTATAGTAACGATGTAAGGGAGTTTAACCCCAGTCTCTTCACCGTTTTCGTCTACATCTTCAAAACCTTCTAGGTCTAAATTACAGTGAACTTCGTATAAAACACATACCTCGTCACTGCCAGCAGAAGGTTCAATACCTTCAAGTTTCTCTTTCTCCGTATCCAAAGAGGAATAATTGTTTGGCTCCTCACCAGGCTCCAAATCTGTTCTTTTATAAAAACCAATAGCTTGTAGCTTTCTAACGTCGTTTTCAGGCATCTTAATCAGATGCGTAATACGTGGGCAAGATTCTAAATCAGTTGTATAGTAAGGAACGATTAGATCTTCGGGTGCTATAAACTTAGATACAGGTCTTTGTAGGTTTTCGTCGTAGTAAACTTTTTTGAACGCAGATCCAGCCAACGGCAGATAAAACAACATCTGGTCTAAATCTTCGTCGTACTCTTCCATTACGTGTACGATTTGGTAATTCATAAACTCGCGCACACGTTGCGCTTGTTCTTCTATCGTAGAGTCATACGCACCTACTACTTGAGTTTTAACAGGACCGCCTGCGGGTAATAATTCTTTGTAAGCTTGAGCTTGGAACTGAGTTACGGCTTCTCCCAATAACGGATGAATTACGCCACTCGCTCCCTCAAATGGTTCTGATCGGGTTTCGTCAAAGCGCATACCTAGATACTTCAGACCGTCTGTATAAGTTTTTTCCCAGTCTTCTCTACTAGAGCGATCAGATTCTATACTGCCTACCAAGTCTATATATATTCTACCGAGTTCGTTATCTGATAATATATCAGCTAAGTTTTCTCCAAACTCAGATGACATGACCATTTCGGGTGCGGGTCCTAATAACGCAGAACCGTCTTCTTGTATTTCTACGTCGGCTTCTTGTAAGCCTTCAAGTACCTCTATAATGTCTCCCTCTAAACCATCTCCAGATTCAACAGTCGTCATATCGACCTCTTCAGGCATTTGATTGGCTGGATCGGGTGTTTGTCTTTCAATAGCCATTAATAATAAATCCTCTGTCTTACTCCCATATCATCGTCATCGTAGTCGGAAGCCAAACTCAAAAAGCCACCTTCTCTGAATCGCATGATTGCTTGCGTCATAGTATCACATAGGTCATCGTTTTTGCCAAAAGGAAATGAAGCGCACTCTTCGATCATCTCTTCAGCAAACATACGTTTGGGTGCGTATACCATACCCGCTTCAAAGACTGGAGCGACTGAGTGCATACGAGTGGTTTTATCATGGCCTCGCGTCGGCGAGTAATTCACTACGGGTATGCCCATACGTCTAAGCTCCTGAGTCAAAGGTGTACCTGAAGCTTTGGCTTCAATC